GGCGGCAGGAGTAACAGAGGAACTTGCACAGAAACTTGCGGATATGTCCGCAGAGGAACTGAAAGGCTATGTTCCGAAAGAACGCTTCAACGAAGTGAATGAAGCGAAGAAGAACGCAGAAGCACTCGTTAAGGAGCGTGACGGACAGATTGAAACGTTGAAAGCATCTTCCGGTGACAATGAAGCAATGAAAAAGCAGATTGAAGATTTGCAGGCAGCCAATAAGGCAGCGGCAGACAAGTATGCTGCGGATCTGAAACAGCTTCGGCTTGATAATGCTGTTGATAAGTCTATCACAGCTGCAAACGGCAAGAATGCAAAGGCCATCAGAGCATTGCTTGACCTTGAAAAGGTGGAAGTGTTGGAAGATGGCACGACAAAAGGTCTGACAGAACAGCTTGAAGCACTCGCAAAGGCAGAGGATTCGAGTATGTTGTTCGGTTCTTCCACGCCGAGTGTAAAAGGCATGGTTCCGGGCAAAGGGAAGAACAATCCGGGAAGCGGTGTTGATACTTCCAAAATGACATATTCCGAACTTGCGGCATATATGGCTGCAAATCCGGATGCAAAAATTGATTAAAGAAAGGTAAAGGTGAATTATTATGGCAAGATTTGATTCCAAAACATTCAATCCGCAGGCGTTTGGCGCATACGTTAAGCGTATTCCGAACGTAAAGAAAAATGAACTCGCAAAGTCCGGTGCTGTTGGCTCCAATGAGCAGGCACGTGCAGCACTTTCTAGTCAGACCGGTTCTCTTTATGCGAGAATCCCGTATTTCGGTAGAATCTCCGGTGCTACTTCTCAGAACAACACCGGTAATAATGATATCGTATCTAGCGCAACAACCACTTTCGATCAGGGATTCGTTACCGCATCCCGTATGGACGGATGGACCGAGAAGAGTTTCTCGAAGAACATCACTGCTGGCGTTGACTTCATGGACAATGTAGCGGAGCAGATTGCTGACTACAAGCAGGAAGTAAAGCAGACTATTTTGCTTGCTATCCTTAAAGGTGTGTTCTCTATGACAACAAGCGGAACGAGCATTGCGGCAAAGGCGGCAAAGGCATTTATCGAGAAGCATACTTATGATATTACCAAAGCAGCAGACGGCGGTTTTGTCGGTGCAACTACTCTCAACAAGGCAATGCAGAAAGCTTGCGGTGACAATAAGTCGATTTTCAAGCTTTCTGTTATGCACTCCGAGGTTGCAACCAATCTTGAGAATTTGAAGTTACTCAAGTACCTGACTTATACCGATGCAGAAGGTATTACCCGTGACCTTACAATCGGTACATGGAACGGCAGAATCGTCCTTATTGACGATGAAATGCCGACCACGGAAGTTGCAGCAGTGTACTCTCCGACAACGGATGCCGCACTTGATGCAACAAAGACTTATTACACAAGAAGCGGTTCTTCCGGCAACTACACTTATACTGCAGTTGCAACTCCTGATGTTACCAACATCAGCACTTATTACGAGATGACTGCAGAAGCGTACACCGCATATACCACTTATGTACTCGGCGATGGTGCAATTATCCTTGATGATATCGGTGATGAAGTACCGTATGAAATGAGTCGTGATGCAAAGACCAACGGCGGTCAGGACACTCTTTATGTGCGTGATCGTTTCATCTGTGGTGTTGACGGTATTTCCTTCGAGAAGCCGGCAAGCATTACCGAATCTGCTTCCAACGCTGACCTTGCAACCGGTACAAATTGGGTTGTAATCAATGACGGCAATGAAGCAATTCCGGATAAGGCTATTGCGATAGCACAGATTATTTCCCGTGGTTAATGAATGATGTGATGGGAGCCGTTCTTTTGGGCGGCTCCTTTTGAATGAGGTGAAAAACATGAGCATTACTATCGAAGATATTACATCCCGGCTTGAAACGTTTGGGTATAAATTCAACGAAGCATCCGACACATTTGCGCTGACCTTTGCAAAGGACAAGGCAGAGATGCACATAAAAAACGTCATAAATGATTCTGACATTCCGGAAGAAGCGAGATTCGCTGCTATTGATGCAATATGTGCCGAGTTCCTTGCCTTGAAGAATGGAACGGGGCAGTTGCCGGACGAACTGATTGAGAGCGTGGTTAAAAGCGTGAAGATGGGTGACACAACAATAACACTCGATGAAAGCGCAAGCGTAGGACAGCAGTTCGATGCGATTGTTAGCAGCATGACGAATTATTATTCCGATGATTTCATGCGATTCAGAAAGATGGTGTGGTAGATGATTATAGGTCCGAAAACAATTGCGAGATTTCGCAGTGTGCTTGAAAAGATGTATGACGGTGTATGTGTTGTGACCGAGTATGTATCGCAACGTGATCCGGTAACGAAAAAGACCGCATTTGTTGAAACTCCGGTGCTTGTTTCGCAACCGTGCAGATTGTCGTTCAGTTCGTCACCGGTGACGGGTGATGATAACGTAGCTTCCGTGGTGCAAGAAACGAAGTTATTCATTTCTCCAGATGTGACGATTAAGAAGGGCAGCAAAATCACGGTAACACAGAACGGCGTTACAACAGACTACACACAATCATCTGAACCGAAAATCTATGCCACGCATCAGGAAATCACACTGAAACTGTTTGAAGGATGGGCGTGACATGGGTAGACGATGGGGAAAATGCGATTTTTCCGAACTGCAGAAGTTGAGCGAGAATTTGCAGAAGTTAGAGCAGGTGTACTCAGACGAGTTCTGTGAGCAGATGGCAAAGGAACTCGCACAACGGTTACTTCGTAGAGTGCGGCAGCGTACTCCGGTCGGTGAGTATGAAACCATTTCATACGAAACAAAGGACGGAAGAACGTTCAGCTTTAACGAAGGGAAGTCCGGCGGTACATTGCGGCGTAATTGGACAGTGAATCCGATCGAAAAGCACGGCAATGAGTACGTGGTCGAGGTTGTGAATGCTACTGAATACGCTTCGTATGTCGAGTACGGCCACAGACAACAGCCGGGGCGTTTTGTTCCGCAAATCGGAAAGAGTTTGAAATCCGCATGGGTTCCCGGAAAGTTCATGCTCACCATATCAGAGCAGGAAGTTCAGAATCTTGCTCCGAAGCTACTCGAAAAAAGACTTACTGAAAAGTTGAGGGAAATATTCAATGATACTTGATATAACAAACAGCATTTCAATCAAACTGAATGACTTGTTTGGTGATGGTTACAACACGTACACCGAGAACGTGAAGCAGGGCTTACAAGAGCCTTGCTTTTTTATTAAACCGCTCAAGGTAAACACGAATCAATTTCTCGGCAACCGAAAAGAGCGCAGATATCCGTTTGACATTGCTTACTTCACAGAGGGCGGCAATGAAGAAATGATGCGTGTCGGTGAGCAGATGCTTGACGGGTTGGAATACATCACGCTGACGAATGGTGATATCGTCCGTTGCCTTTCGTCTGATATGGATATTGTCGATGATGTTCTTCATGTATCAGTGACATATTCCGTGATGCTGAATCATGTAGTTACTGAGGAAGCAATGGACACGATCGAAACGAACATCGGAACGAAGGGAGATTGAAGCAATGGCAAAAAAGAATGATACCGAACGCACCGAAATCCCGGTGCAGAAGTATAAAGGCGAACAGCTTTTGCGTATGGATAAATACAACAGCCGTGCTGCAAGAGTGGTAATCAAGCCGGACGGGGTTTATAGCTTCGATGAAGCTGACAAACTCATTTCGGACATTATGGGAAAGAGAGGATGATGAAATATGTTAGGTGGTGGAACATTCGTAACACAGAACAAAGTGCTTCCTGGTTCTTACATCAACTTTGTGTCTGCGGCATCCGCATCCGCTAATCTTGGCGAGCGTGGATTCGTTGCAATGGCACTTCCGTTGAAGTGGGGCGTTGATGGCGCAATCTTTACCGTGACCGGTGATGATTTCCGGAAGAACTGTTTGAAGCTGTTCGGATTCGCTTACGATTCCGAGGATGCGAAGAAATTACGTGACCTTTTCAAGAATGCAACCGTGCTTTACTGCTACAAGCTGATGAACGGCGGTGCAAAGGCATCCAACAACGTGGCAGAAGCATTGTATAAGGGTTCTTTCGGCGCATCCTTGTCGACCGAAATTTTGACCGGTGCAGAAGCAGGAACATTTGATGTGAATATCTATGCAGGCACAAGCGTTGTTTATAGCAACACTGTAAAGACGCTTGAAGAACTGAAAGCAGATAATAACGGATGGGTTAAGTGGACGCTTGACACACTCGCAGAATCCACAAAGGCAGCACTTACCGGTGCAGACCTTGACGGAACAGATGTTACTGCGGCAGAGCATTCCGCATTCCTTGATGCAGCAGAAAGCTACACGTTCAATGCAATGGGTTGTGCATCTGCTGAGAGTGCAATTCAGGACCTTTACGTGCAGGAGTGCAAGGATCAGCGTGATGCAAACGGCATCAAGTATCAGCTTGTAGTATATGGCAATGCTGCAGATTATGAGGGCGTTGTTAATGTGAAGAACAGTGCGGATGCAGTATATTGGACAACCGGTGCGATTGCCGGCTGTGCGGTGAATGCTTCTCTGACAAACCGTGTTTACAACGGCGAGTATGAGATTGCAACCAATTACACCAAAGCGCAGCTTGAAACGGCTATCAGAAACGGTGAGTTCACATTCCATCGTGTAGGTGATGATATTCGTGTTCTTACCGATATCAACTCGCTTGTGAACACTACGGCAGAAAAGGGCGAGGATTTCAAGTCGAATCAGACAATCCGTGTAATCGATCAGATTGCAATGGATATCGCAAATCTTTTCAACACGAGATATCTCGGTACTATTCCGAATGATGCTTCCGGTCGTGTTTCCTTATGGAATGACATTGTTAAGCATCATCAGGCACTCGAAGGCATTCGTGCGATTGAGAACTTCGATCCGAAGGCTGTTGTGGTTGAGCAGGGTGACACGAAGAAGTCCGTTGCGGTTACTGACGCAATCGAGGTCGTGAACGCAATGGAGAAACTCTATATGACCGTGGTGGTCGCATAAGGAAGGGGGAAAAGACATGCTTGGAACAATGAACGCAAAAGATTCAATCAGAGGTTCGGCGGCAGAATGTTTTGTAACGATTGAAGGTAAGCGTTACAACTTCATGCAGGCTATCGATCTTGAAGCAAGCATTGAGAAGAACAAGACCGAAGTTCCCATTCTTGGCAGAACCGGAAAGGGTAACAAGGCAACCGGATGGACGGGTAGCGGTTCCGCAACCTTCCATTACAATACAAGCATTTTCCGTGAATTGCTTGTACGTTTCAA